TTCTACATCACTTTTCATCCTTTCTAAATACTCATCATCACACCCAGTTAATTCTTTAATTTGTTTATCTTCCCAACCTAAGTCAATTAAATCTTTTATATTGTTTTCACTCATATGGATTCCTCCTCGAAATATTCACCATTACAGAAACAAAACTCATCTGTTGGTGTGAAATCTTCTATTACAAGTCTGGGTTCGCCTTCACATTCATAACATATAAAGTCTCCTTCACCTATATACATTGCATTTATGCAGTCATTACATATCCCATTTTTCTTATTTCTACTCATATGGATTCCTCCTTAACTTCTCTAAAAGCTCCCAATCTCTTCCCAATTGTTTTGGAACACTCTTTTTCCCACTTTTCAATATATCCACAACCTTTTCCACATCAATTTGCTTTACTTCTTTATTTCCAAAACAAATCAAAAAGTATGCTTCTAATCCTGCTTTTTTGCATTTGTATAAATTATTGGTCTGCTTTATATCTTTCTTCTTCATTTGCCATACATCATTAATGCTTTTTTTAGCATCAAACACACAATGATATCCTGGAATAAATATTTCATAATCAAATGGTTCACCTTCTATATAAGTTCCGCTTACATCTCTAGCAGGATGATTTTTATGAGCATGTCCACCTATTTTTTCTACATATGCACACACCTTTTCAACCTGCCTTTCAAAATCATGCCCCTTTTGCATAATCTATACCTCCGTAAAATACTCTATTCAAGATTTGACTAGCTTGTAATTTTGTAAGTTCTGAAATATCTACATTTTTTATAAATCTTTGCACTTGTGCTTTTTGTTTGTCACTTGCAGGTGCTTGTCCCCATTTCTTTACTAGTTTCAAATCCCAAATATACTTTTGTTCTTCGTATTCGGTTGTTAATCTTCTATACACCCTGTCCAAAGCCTCTTGCATTTTAATTTTTTCTCCATCCAATAGTGTTTGGCCAAGTTCATCTTGTGCCTTTAATACAATCTTGCTTTTCTTTAGGTTAAGTACTAAATCACCGTTCGGCATCTTAAACCAATTAACCCCATGTAAATTGTATTTCTGTTCTTTTGCCCATAAATCAACTATCTCCACGTTCATGATCCATGATTCCATACAATCTGATTTTTCTATTACCAAGTCTGGCAAATCAAACAAATCACCTTGTATTTCGCCTTGTTTTTCAACCGGTACAGAATTCAAGTCTACTCCAATCAAAGTAGGTGCAGTACACAAGCTCGCTTTTCCTGTAACTCCAACCAAATCTATTAAAGTTAGTTTCTCTTTTCCTGGATAAAGCCTTAACCCTCTACCTACCATTTGAGTATATAGAGAACTGTTTGAAGTAGGCCTGGCAACCATTACAGTTTCAACTAAAGGCATATCCGTGCCTTCTGTGAAGATCATGCAATTTACCAATACAGGTATTTCTCTATTAGTAAATTTATCAATCAATCCTACTCTATTTTTGGTATCTGCAGTAACAGCCACAGCTCCTGGAATCTTATTAGCAATTTCTTGTGCGTGTTCTACACTACAAGCAAATATTAAAGTTTGGCCAACAGCATATTTTTTATAAGCTTCTAATATTGCATCATTTAATACATCTTGATTTAAAGCTTTTTCTAATTCTCCAGGTGCAAAATCTCCCATTCTTCTTGCTACTTTTGAAATGTCATATCCGATATTCACTCTCAAACAGTTAATATTACATAGATATTTGTTTTGAATTGCCCACCTTATATCTTTTTCATATATGATTGATTCAAATACATCATCAAGTCTTACATTGTCCCCTCGATTCGGAGTTGCTGTGAATCCCAAATGAAGTCTTGGATTAAAATATTGATATATTTTTTTATATGTATTAGCTGCAGCATGATGAGCTTCATCTGTTATAATCAAGTCAAATTCATTAGGATTAAATTTATCTAGCCTATGTACTAATGTTTGTACTGATGCGATTATCACTTCCTCGCCATTACTCTTCAGATTGGCCATCTCATATCCAACTGGGCAGTCATAATATTTTGCAGGCTGTTTTACTAGCTCCTCTCTATGAGCTAATACCAACACCTTGCCTTTTCTCTTAATGTTGGCAAATGTAGCTGTCTTTCCTAAACCCGTAGCCATTTGTATTAAATAACTTCCTGGACTAAGTTTATCTATAATTTCAATTACCTCTTCTTGGTAGTCTCTGAGTTTTAACATTGGAACACCTCCCCTGAATAAAATCCAATGATTTCTAAACAAAGCATTAATATTTCACTCAATCTCTGCTCCGTTATTGTTTCTTCTGAATTCAATTCTTTTCTTAGTTTTATTCTTAAACTTTCAGTTTGCTTTATATCCCGAATATGCTTTTCATATAAATCACTCCTAAACTGATATTCACCTGCAGATTTGTTATATTGTCCTTCTATTTTTTGCTTCAAATTCTGCGATTGTTCCTTAGTAATTTGATTATTCTGATACATTATTATGATTTTCTTAAGGCACAAGAAAGCATATGTTTCAAGCAATTCATAATCACTCGGAATATCATTTTGTGTTTTCACATCATTTAATATCTCTTCAATTTTTCTCACCTTGTCCACTTCCTTACCACCTTAGGTGGAACTTCTCCACCTCTTTTGTAATCTTGCTTTCAGAGTTTTGTTCCACCTTTCCACCTTTTTTCCGATAGAATATGTATATATACATATACAAAACAAGAAAATATTTAATTTTGTATCTTCCGTACGTATATATTATTTATTATTTAGGTGGAACATTTATTATTTATCTTCTCTCAAACCTTTTATTTCTTATATTCCTTTTGTTCCACCTTTGAGTGGTACAAAGGTGGAATTAGTGGAACACTAAAATGGAAAATCTGTTTTAATATCTTCAGCATCTTCTTTCAAAATGATTTTCACAAATCGTCTATTTACAGAACCCACTCTGAATTTTTGAGTATATTTCCCGTCTTTATCTCTTTCTAATGCTCCGTTTTGTGCTAATTCTTTCTTTATAGCATTAAAATCTATTCCGTTTTCTCTAAGCATTTTTTCTAAAACAGTTTTATCAACATAACAGCAATTATTCTCTTGTGTATATTTGCCCCATATTTCCCCTATAGAATCTTCTTTGAATCTATTGATATTCGTACCTATCCAATTACGAATTAATTCGTAGGAACGATTTGCAACACTCACTTCATTACTATTTATGAAATACTCTTTTATATCTTCTATTTTCAAAGGTTCATCCTCGAATATATATGCTGATACTTCACTTGCAAGCAGAATTGCAGATGCAATAGAAGCTTGTTTGTCTGTAGTTTCATTTGAATTTAATATCTCTCTGAAAATTTCCCTATGTCGTTCTTGTAATTCTTTATCTGAAGGTAATTTTTCTATAAATTCTTTACCTGCAAATCCGTGATTTTCTTTTAAGAAATTAACTACTGCATTACCATCTTCAATTAATTTTCCTGTCACCTCTACTTCAAATACTCTGTTCTTTACTCCACCACCAGAGTTTGATTGAGTAATAGGTTGCTCTCCTGTAAAGATAAAACTGTTATTCCATTTATTTATCTGCTCTAGTCCTCCGTATGCTTTTCCTCTAGCTCTATCTACTCCTTCAGTTAAAAACATTACTAAGTTGTCAAAACTATCCCACCTGTCTTTTATTATCTGAAGTTCATCCCCTGCAAATGGTATGTCATGTACGAATCCTGCATATCTTCCTAATGCAACTTGAGTAGAATTGAGTGTTCTTGTTAATTTCCCTAGTTCTGGATTTCCCCATATAGACATTGCTACCATTACAGCTACAGTCTTTGCTGTTCCTGTGCCACCCCATAGATGAACAATATATGGTGAAATACTAAGTAACTTATTTAGGGGACTTGCAAAACTTGCTGACATTAATATTTTCACTATTTTGTTTTTGCGTAGTGTCTTACAATAGCTCTTCCACTCTTCATAGTTTCCACGTGCTTTTACTGCATCAAACGCATCTTTGTAGTCTTGATCTCCGTCGTATTTTAAGTCTGATGCATACGGACTAAATTCTTTATCAGTCCACCCTAATCTATCTACAGAGCGGTTAACTGGTATTTCTTTTGCATTAAGAGAAATAATATCTGCTAAAAAACTTACTAAGTCTTTTGCATTATCTGAATTTACTTCTATTCCTCTGTCTGCTAGTTGAATAATATTTCCTTTGTTGGCCACTACACTTCTATCTACTGTTACTGACTGCCATTTGTTATCCTTATAAAAAGCAATCTTCACTTTTTCCGTATCTCTATCTACATTTACTAACCTTTCTACTGGTATTATTGGATGTGAACAAGCTGTTATTTTTTGAGCCTCAAAATTGTTTAATACTGTTTTAGAAACTCCAAAATCATCACATTGCCATTTGCCACATTTCAAATTATCAATAGGTGAATTAGTAAATTTTATAACTTCGCTACCTTCTTGTTTCTTTCTTGAAACATAGTCTTGCTGATATGCTTTGAATAATTTATCAAAGCTTTTGGCCACTTTTAATTCTTTTGCTTTTTCCTGTAGCTTTACTAATACTTTTGTTCTAGCAAGGCCACCTTCCATAGCAAATACATACTTAAAGGTATCTTCTTCTAGTATGCTTTCTTTTGTTAATTCCTCTATATTAAAAGGTGCAAATCCAGAATTAAGTAATTCTTCTCCGAAATCTTCCTGCAATCTATCCACCTACCTTCATACACCTTTTTATTTTTTCTATATACTTCTTATTTTCTTTCCAGAATTTCAATTTATCGTTTTCGGATCCATTGATAAAACATTCTATGTAATATTCAACTGTTGCTATGTTTTGAAAAGATTCAACATTATTTTTCTTTTCTAAATACTGATAATAATCGCATAATAGTTGATATGTTTCGTTTTCCCACTTATTAAAGGCTTCTTTGACTTTTAGCTTTTGATTATATTTATCTATTTCAGCTGATGAAGTCTTTTTGTCAAAATCTACACCCAAGTTGAATATATTATTAATCTGATTCGCTGCTTGATAAGCATTTACATGAAGTAGTTCCGATACAAGGCTTATTACATCTCCACCTTTATCACATCCGAAACATTTGTATATTTGTTTTTTTGAAGATATAGAAAATGAAGGTGTTTTTTCTTTGTGAAAAGGGCAAACACATTTATTTGCTCTATTTAGATTAAGTCTAAAATATTGTGCAACTTTTATTATGTCTGCCCTTTCTTTCACTTCTTGTATCTTAGAATGGAAGGTCTTCATCACTATCTATGACTTCTCCCCATACATTATCTGCAGGCTTCTTAGATAACAATTTATCCTCTGGAATTTCTGCATTTTTTACCTTATCAACACTTCTTATCCATCTTAATTTAGTAGCAAATTTTAAATTTCCATCATTCGCTTCATATTGTTCACGACCGAAAATTCCACCAAATCTTTTACCTTTTAACCCCTCTTCATTCCAATCCCATGTATAACCTTTGTTACTAGCTTCTACTGAAGTGATGAACCCTTTGAAATATTTATTACATTTACCTTCGCTATCTTTAAGTAAGATTCTATGAACTCCATTGTTTGGCCACTTTGTATCAACACCACTTCTCTTTGTTGCTTCATCAAATCTTCTTTTGAAATAACCTCTGTTTTCACCCTCAGCTATATCAAAAGCCACAACCAACATATCATTTTGATTTTGTGATTTTTCTATTCTTGCTCCTCTGATTTCACAAATTTGGCCACCTAATTTAAGCTTTTCATATTCACCAGTAAAAGCTTCCGTAGTTTCATAATCATTCATTTTTTCCATTATCTTTTCCCCCTTTATTTAATCCGTAATATTCACGGATGGTCTCATCTACAAATTTCAAATCATTATCTATTTCTCTTTCAAACATTCCCATTGGACTTTTAGCTGTGCTATATCCATCTGATTGTGTTTCAAAATAATATCTTTGGCCATCCGTTCTAGCTAGTAAAACCGTCGAAAATAAACCTTCTATTGTCAGTTGATTATCTAACATTTTTCCAATAGTTTTAGCTTTGATTTTTCCTGTATCCGTAGTTTCCGTATGATGTAAGAAATACACAATTACATCTTCTGGAAGTTTCCTAATAATAAAATCTAGTAAATTTCTAAAATTCAAACCTATATCAGTAAACTTACCAAATCCAAGTTCTTTTGCTCTATTAAACATCTCAAAGGCCATTAAATATTGACTGTCATCTATTACATATCTTTTCAACTTTGGTTCTTGCAAAGCTTTATGTATAGTGTCATATGTAGCATTATCAACCTTCTTTAATTGCTTTCTAAACGGTAGCGGTTTTCCTGCTACATTAAATATTCCTACTTCATCAGGTTCAAAATTTCTTAAGCTTGTACTTTTTCCACTCCCTGATTCTCCTGCAATCATCACAGGTATTCCCATATATATCCCTCCTATTTAATTTGAATATTTTGTTTTTCTATTAATTCAACACCTTCAATTACTTCTCCATTTTTAATTGCTGTTTTAATTGCAGTCTTATCGATGGATCTTGTTTCTGTTATCTTTATAAACTTTTCATTTATTTGGTTTTCATCTATAACATTCAATGAATCTGATTTCCTATAAGAAATAGCCACCTTAGGAGTTTCAAATTTTTTGTATTCTAAAGCATTTCCCAAATATTCTTTCAATTGTTCAATCTTCTTTGCTTTAAATTTTTTTCTTTCTGCTAAAGTTTCTATTTCTTTCTTAATTGCTTCTTCTTCTACTACTAGGTTTTTAATCCATAAAGCTATACTTTCTATTTTTTGATTTCGTTCGAGTTTTAATTGATTTAGTTTTTCAAAATCTATAATTTCACCTGTTTCCAAATCAATGCATTCTAATATCTCTTTGTTAATCTCATATAAATTAGCCATATATATCCCTCCTTAATATCCATACATACTTGCTCTTATATCCTCTTCTTCAAGGTACCAATCCAATGACCATAATTCATAACGTTCTTGCTGTTCTTCCTCTGTCAATTCTTCTTTAGCATCTAACTCAGCCATCCTTGCCCACATTTCATTTCTATCCATATTGCAACACCTCTATTTTTCTGCTACAATTAAGGTGTGTCGTTATCGACACTTTGCATACTATTGAGAATCTCTGCGGGATCGTCCAAATCAGCAGAGATTTCTTTTCGTATTTGAGATATGTATTCTAATGCCTTCTTATTGTTGCCATTAACAATCTCAGACTCTACATATCCTAATTCTTTTAAGAAAGCTTTTTGCATCTCATCCATTAATTTGTTGATGTCAACTTTCGCTTGATTGAATAACTTAACTACTTTTCCCATCTTTTGTTCACCCCTTTCTCTTATGCACATAATCTTTCTAAAAATTTATCTATAATCCAAGCATAAGTACCAAATAAACTTGTGCCTGTCATTAGATATCCTAAGTTCTTCATAGCTTTATCCATATTGAATCTATATTTTTTCATTGTTTCGTTCCTCACTTTCGTGTATATTGTCCGGCAAGACTATACAACTTGTTTTAAAAATTCAGATTTTCGTTGCATTTCTACTTTCAATTCTGTTAATTCTTTCTTTATTTCAAGTAATAATGTATAAGAAATAGATTCTGAATTTGAATTAGTTTCAATTCCTAAATACTTCATCAAATCCTTCTTATTGACTTTGCCCTCTCTTACTTTTGGAAAACCCGGCTCTTTAAATCTCTTTCTTGCTGTTACGACATGCACTCCCATTAACTCTGCATAATCTTGTGTAGTAAGTTCTTCTGGAGCAACATCCCAATCTTTTGTTGATGGCAACCTTTTCATTTTTTCACCTTCTTTCTATATTGATTTGTTGTTATTATGCGTTCATTCAAATGCTTTCTTGCAACTCTTTTCCTAAAAAAATTTCACTTAATGAAACACCAAAAAAATTAGCAACTGCTACACATTCTGTTAATTTCCATAAAGATATTCCATTTATCTTCTTATTTAATGTTGCAACATCCATCCCAATAATCTCTGCTAATTCTTTTTGAGTTACTCTTGCTTTTGTCATTAATAATTGTATTTTTAATTTTGTTTGTTCTACAGACAAGCTATTTACATCGCATTTTTGCATTTATAATCACCTCACTTCAATGCTTTTCTGCAACTATAATATCAATTAAAATTTTTCTTGTCAATGCTTTTTTGCAAATTATTTTTATTTTTTTGCAATTTTATATTGCAAAAGTGCAATTTTACTTGTATAATGCTAATGTAAGCAGTTTTGAGAGGGGGTGCAAAATGAATACTATATTTAGCGAACGATTAAAATATTTACGAAAAGAAAAAGATATATCAGCTGAAGAATTAGCTACTATTTTAGATATAAACAAATCAACGATTTCTAGATACGAAACTAACAAAACCGAACCTTTTTTACCGATCGTTATCAAAATTGCAAACTATTTTGATGTTTCGTTAGACTGGTTAGCTGGGGTTAGCGACATAAGAGAAAGCTACATCACTTCTAGTAATGTACTAAAGTTGTATAATTCTTTAAATGATAATAAAAAAAGAGAAGCTTTCAGATATATATCTTATCTAGCACATACCGACGATTGTACTGAAATATCATCCGAATTAGTTTATCACTTAAAAGAAGGCTCTATGCCATATAATACAGATATAAAAATAGTAGGACAAACTGCCGCAGGACAGCCTCTGATGTATGGAGATTCTATTACTAAAGATATATCTGACTTGTCTGATGTGCCTGCTAATGCAGATTTTGCTTTAACAGTCAATGGTGATTCTATGGAACCTTTAATAAAGAACGGATCTATAATATATATTCATTCTCAAGAGGACGTGGAAAACGGCACTATATCTATTGTTGAACTTGATGGAGCGGTTACTTGCAAGAAGATATATAAGGAAGATAACAAATTAAAATTAGTTTCAATAAATGAAAAATATGAACCTATATTGATTGAACAAGGAAATGTTCGAATACTTGGAAAAGTTATATTATAAGGAGGAATCACTTATGTTTTGTCAAATTTGTGGAAAAGAATTAAATGATAATGCAAACTTTTGTGACGGATGTGGGCAAAAAGTTGTTTCTGAAAATATATCTGATTCAAATGAAGAAGAAATAAAGAAAAAGAGTAATAGAAAAACTATAGGTATTGTTTTGGCCATTGTATTTGTAGCTTTTTCTTTGATAATAGGCAGAAACTTTAGTAGTTCAGATCCATCCACTTCTATTTCTATAACTTCTAAACAAATAAGCTCCGAAGCAATTGAAAAAGCAAATGAACATTATAAAGGTTATACTGATCATATTGTTACTCCTAAAAAAGCAAATTATACAATTCAACAAATATATTTAGAAGACGAGAAAGTCTTTGTTGTAATTTCAGATAATAAAATATTTAATAAGGCTGAAAATGATTCTACGTATGGAGTATCACTCGGTAACACAATTTCTTTGTTTATGAGTGATTTCTTTCCTGAAGGTACTAGCATTATTATAAAATGTGGCGATAATATTGTTTTTACAGGAAATACTTTATAAATAAAAAAGGATAATGTGTCAAAAGTCTTGCCGGACATACACATTATCCTGGAACGAAAACACTTGAAAAAGTGAATTCATACATATTATACAGTATGAAAAATCTCTTTTCAAGTGTAATTTGAAAGGAGATTTTATTATGAGTAAAAAAACAAAATCAAGAGGAAATGGAGACGGATCCATTTTCTATAACGACAAAAGAAAATGTTGGAGATGTCAAAAAACATTAGGAATAAAAAAGGATGGAAAATATTATCGTCCGACTGTTACAGGCAAAACAAAGACTGAAGCTATAAGTAATATGGTAACATTCCAAAATAACATCTTAAAAAACGAAAAACTATTAGATCAATTACAAAGTCTAATTCTTACACCAGAATTAAAAGCTCAATTACAACTTTCTTCTAATCCTCGTATTCTAAATGAACTGCATAAAAAGACTATTGATATTGATATTATAAAAAATACAGCCCATAAAGCTGAATTAAAACTGTCTAAATTATTATTAAAAATCGAAGATGAAAAGTTAAAATCAAATGTAATTAATGAAAATTCCTATGCAAGAAATTTATGTACAATAAAACACATAGAAAATTCAATAATAGACCTCCCACCTAAAGAAATCGATTCTAGTAAAATTCAAGCATTTCTTATAACAAAAAAACATTTAAGTCAAAGTTACATTGATAAAATGATATGTTTATTAAATAATGCATTTGAAAGACTCATCAATAACGATGTTATCATTAAAAATCCAATAAAGTTCTTATTAAAGCCTGTAAGTGAAAAGAAAATAAAACAAATAGAAGCCTTTGAAGTAGAAGAACAAAAACAATTAATAGATTATATATTAAATAACAATTTAGTATTAAATAACAAATGTAACTATGATTCTGACACTCTCAAGAATTTGATTCTTTTAGGTTCTATTACTGGAATGAGATTAGGAGAATTAGGAGCAATTAATTACATTAAAAATTTAGACTTTGAAAACGAACGATTTAAAATTACAAATACTCTAACAAAAAATGAGAACGGTAAATCTGTCATAGGAAACACAACTAAGACAGGCAAAAAAGCACTAAAAAAAGGATTACAAGATGAAAAGGTAATAGAATTCGCCGTATTTGATAAAGACTTTGTAAAAGGCATTCTGTGCGAACAAATTGAAATTGCCAAAGGTATTCCTAATAACATTAACAATTTACTATTCTGCGATAAAAATGGCAACTGTATAAGTGAAGGTAGTATAAATGCTTTATTCAAAAGAATATGTAGAGAAGCAGGAGTAAAATTAGAACTACCTCAGGGGTGTCATTTCCATATGCTCCGTCATACATTTACTACTAGATGTATTGAAGCAGGACTTGAACTTATTACAATAGCCAAATTATTAGGACATACTGATACTACTCAAATTCAAAAGACTTATGGACACCTTTTGAATAAATTCAGAAGCGAACAATTAAACAAATTAAATAGTTATTACAAGAAAGGAAATATAATCTTTCTTCCTAACGCAAAAGAGAATTTAGCATAG